TGCACGTTATCCGCTGCCGCTGCTGGCCACGCGGTGTCACTCACCAGCGCGTAAACGAAGCCCTCATATGCCGTGTGCGCGACCGCCCGCGACCCGAGGTAGCCCCGAACCACGTTGGCCGTGGTGCCGGTGTTGCCCGTGATGAGCACGTATTCGCCCGTCGCGAACCGGCCGAGCACCTTCGCGCTCATGCCCGCCGTCGAGGGGTTGGTAAACGCATTCAGCGCCACCGTCTGTGCGCCGGCCGTGACTGCGCCGGTGCTATACGTCGTTGTCAGTGCCACGTTAGCCTCCCACCCGGCAGCCGAGTTCCTGCCGAAGCACGGCCACGCCGTAGAGCACGTCGAGCCGCTGAATCCACTGGTCCGTCGACGCGACGTAGTCGCGAATCACGCGAATCGTGCGCCCCGTCTTCTTGTTCGCTGCCCGATACGCCTTGTCCGTCCCACCAGGCAGTGGCATATCCACCATCGCCAAGGTGCCGAAGTTCTTATGGACGAACAGGTTCTGCGGTGACGACTTGCCCGAGATGCTCGAGAACGACGCGGCCGGCGTGTTGTAAACGTAGACCGACGCACCCGATACCGGGATGTTCAGCACGTTCTGACCGGACGATCCCGGCCCGACAATCGCCGGAGCAATCGGGATGGTGATCGCCCCGCCCGAGTCGGTGACCGTCGCCGTCACGACGAACTGCGCGACCAGCCCCGTGTCCGCATAGCTCTGCGGGTTGACGAGGTTGACCGGCGACGTGCTCGAGATGAACGACACGATGTCGCCCGCGTTGAGCGTCGTGGTCGTCCACGTCTGCGTCAGGATGCTCGATCCCGACTGCGTGCCGTTGACCGTGGGCGTTCCACCCAGCGTGCCTACGGTCTGGACGTAGATGTTCTGATCCATCGCCCAGTCGGCCCCAATCGTCCGGCCCATCGTGCCCGACAGATACTGCTGCTTGATCTCGTCAGACGCCTGAAACAGTCCCTTCAGGTTGTCCACGATGCTCGCATCCGCTGCCGGGTTGTTGATGACGTGCCGGTCGCCGTCCATCGGACAGGCGTTACTGTCCAGACGGGTCTTCGCCGCTAGGTAGGTGCTCAGCGCGGTCGGGGTCGTGCCGGGGGTGCCAACGAAGTTCGCCAGTCCCTGTGCCAGACCGCAGACATCCTGGTCGATGAGGTTCGCCAGTCGCGCAATCTCAGGCTTGAGAATGCGGTCCCGGTATTCATCGATGTTCAGGATGAGATCCTGCGAACTGACCTGCGTGTCCACGCCGCGCTGGAACGCCAGCGTCAGCGGGACGAACGTTTCCGTGATGGGTTCGATGTTCACGGCCTGTCCGAGACGGCCGAGGAACCGGGCGGGCTTGCGGATGTTCAGCGTCTGGCCGAGGACTGCCCCGCCAAACTTGAACTGATCGGAATACTCGCTGTTGATAATCCGCGCCATCATGTCCGTATTTTCGAGGACATCCAGCGCCTCCATCGTGATGATGGAGTTCGTGAGGAACGTATTGGCCATCGGTCGGAGCCTTTCCTAGGCTACCGACGAGTTCCTCCCGCGAGCATAGCTTTCCGTTGAGCCTTGTAAGCCTCGTAGTTGCCGGATGCAGCCAGGTCCGCGAGTGGGGGACTCGTGGTGCGTGTCCCCGTCCCCACCGGCTCAAATGGGGGAGGGGCCTGACTGGAACGAACCGCCCGGGGCTGCGAGGCCGGTATGACGCTGCCCTCAGACGGCTGCAACTTCGCCAGTTCCAATCCCAACGTCAGGCCATCCGGGATCTTCGCGATCCGTTCGGCTAACTTGGGGTCGGAGGCGAGTGCATATTCAATGTGTTCCGCCTGTGGGAGCGACAGAATCGCTTTCAGCATCGCTTCAGGGAAGACGACGGGACAGGCGTTCACCACCGCATCGAAGTCCGCATACGACGCTCGCCCACGGGTCAGAACCGTATCTGCCTGAGACGACTGAGCGCGTGACGCCCGTTCCGCTTCGATGCGGGCTTCAAAACGGGCGTTGAATTCCTCGCGGAGCTTGATTTCGCGCTGCTCCGCTTTCCAATCCGCAAGATCTTCCGTGAAGGCGTCGTAGTCCACATACTTTGAGCCGATTTCGGCTGATGTGGGCTTTGGACGGCCTTGGGGTTCGGGTTCGGGCTTCGCTTCGGGCTGGAGCGCCTTGGTCGTGGCCGCTTCCAACAGCGCGAGACGGCCGGCTAACTCGTCATTCCGCTGCTTCTCGGCGGCGGCTTGGGCACGGGCTTCGTCCCGGGCTTTGGTCAGTTCGGAGTAGCGAGCGCGGCCCTTGGGTTCCTTCGGAGAGTCCGGTTGACCCTCGAGTGCCGGTGCATCGCGGAGGTTCTCGGTCAGGTCGGCTTCGGTGACACCTGATCCGGACAGTTCGCGGCCCTTGGAGTCCGTGACCGTCGCGGTTTCGTGCGGGTCAGGTGCGACTTCGACCTGTTCCATTGGAGAGTGTGGCGATTCTACCACAACTATTCCGCTCCTTGCGGCTGCTGGTCCGCCGCCTGCTGCTGCAGATCCGCCTGTGCCGCGTGCTGGTCGGCCTGCATCCCCTGTTCGTGCTGCTGGTCGGCCCGCTGGGCGTTCTGGTCTATCGACGCCTGTGCGCCCATTGTGGCGACCTCATGCGCCTGCTGCATCGCCGTCAGAGCGGCTTCATGGACATGGTCAGCGTGCTGGGAGATCCGCTCCATGTGGGCATCCAGCGCTTTGGCCCCCTGCTGCTCGAGCGCATCGACGTAACTGCGGGCATTCTCGGCGTCCACCTTCATGCCGGCCGTGGCCAGTTGGGCAGACGCCTGAATCCACGCCACCTTGATGCGCGTATCGGCGTCGATCTGCTTCTCCTGCATCGCCTGCTGCGCCTTGACCTGCTCGGTTTCGATGATCTGGTTCTTCGCGTTCAGTTCCTTGCTCAGCATCTCCACCATTTGGGAGGCTTGCCCCAACTGCGCCTGCACCTGTGGAGGAATCGGCTGCTGCCCCTTCGGGGTCGGCTGCAGCTGCGGCGGAAGGGCTTTAATCAGCAGGTCGTAGATGTCCTGATTACCCGGGAAGTCGGAGTATTTGACGATGTTGGGCACCACGACCATCGCCATCTCCGGCGGCAGGACTTTCACCAGATCCTGCATGTCCGCCAGCCCTTCCTGCCGCTTGGTGGAGTAGCTCTGGCTCACATCCACTGTGACGGAGTAGTTCCCCTTCTTCAGGTCGTAGAACTGCTGCATCCCTTGCGCTTGCTGCTGGATGCGTGGATCTGGCAGAGGTGCTCCTGCCATGCCTGCTGGAGCTTGAGGCGATCCGGGTGCGGGACTTGCGCCTCCCATCGGATTCGGAGGCATGGGAGCGCCGAGGGTGACTTGCTCTGGTTCTTCATTGGCCCCCACAATCTTCAGCACTCGCCCCGGCCGGTCGTAGAACACCGGGCAGAGCATGATCATCTCCCCGCCCGCATCGACCATCGCCCGCTGCACGTTGTCCAGATAGTTGCTGTTGGCGTGCTCTGCCTGCTGCTGCAACGCCATGATCGCCCGCCCAGACTTCTCGCGGGGGTTCGTGTTCCCCAGCGACGGATCGTAGATGCTCGTGGTCGCCTTGATGGCTTCCTCCGACTTCCCCAGCATCTCCACCATCGCCTGAATCGGGGGTTCGATACTCTCCCGATGGGGCTTCTCGGCACCGGGCACCGGATCGAACACGAGGTAGGCGTGGTTCTTGGTGTTCGCCGTCGCCCACATGTTCTTGTAGTTCTCAATCTGACCCGCCGCCACGATATACGGCGTCTTCCCGCCCAGCGCAATCTGCTCAATCGCCGCTGAATACAGCCAGTTCACCATCCGCTGCGGGTCAATCGCGCCTTCAATCACCCCGCGCAGCACCGTCTTGCCGTCGATGTTCAGTTCCTCGCCTAAGACGGGGAAGATCGGGATCCGTGTCCCCGGCCAGTCATTGCGCTCGAGCACCTTCGTCGCCGTGATCTTGGACATCTGCACACGCGGAACGTGCAGCACGCGGGTCTTCCAGGTCGCCTTGTCGTAGCCCTCCGGCTTCGGGCCTTGACTCACCACACCGTCAGGGGACAGCCAGATCGTCGTCTGGTCGTAGTCGCACGTCCAGTATTCCGAGATCCGAACCAGATCGTCCCCGACCCAACTGTCTTCATCGCCTTCCGAGCGGTAGATGTCATCGGAGGGGACGTTCTCGGCCCCATACTTCCGAATGAACTCCGCCTTCGCCAGATCCTCGACAACGTGCATAAACTTCGCGTCCCGCTTCGTCGGGGACCGCGCCGAAGGGTCGCAGTAGACCGTCAGCGAGTTGCTGATACGGCCAATCTTCAGATCCTGGTCGAAGATCGCCGCTGGGTCGGACTGGACGAGGTCTGGGTCGTTGTAGCAGTAGTCGGAGAAGAGACGGAACCAACCAAGACCTGCCTCAGCTGCACCGTCAGCCGCCCATTCGATGGGGTCTTCACCCCGAGCGTCGTTCTGAATCTGTCGAAGGAGTCCTTTGAGGATTCGGGCTGTTTCATCATCCGCTCCAAACCCGTTCGGATGCACGTCAATCGCGAAGTTCGCCGCCCTGACGCTGTTAGAGACCTGCCGCACCGGCGCAGACACACGGTCAATCGTCAGGAACGGTCGCGCCGGCTCCGCCGCCACGCCCTGGATCCCCTGCCCGCCCATCCGCTGAATCTTGACTTCATCCGACCACTGATCACCGGCTCGGAACTTCTTGGCCGCAATCATCGCTTTGCGCTGGCCATTCTCCGCTTCTGAGGCGCGTTGAAAGCGTCTCCGTGCGAGGCCGAGGAAGTCCAGTTTCGTGTCGGGGAGCGCGTCAGAGGTGGGCATCTACTGGAGTCCGTAGCGCGTCTTGTTGTCCATCCCCAACAGCGCTTCTCGCTGCTCTTGAGGATACTTCCCCGCCTGCTGCACGAAGTAGTCGAAGATCTGGTCGCAGAGCCGATCCGCCAGCCCTAGCCCCTTGTATTCCTTCAGCAGCACCGACCGGAACTTGTCCCGCCCATCGATC